CGCGCTTCCAAGCGCACCATCGTCATGCCGCCGTCCGCCTGGAGGGCGACGAGCGTGAGCGGCGTGGAGTCGCCGTCCTGGGTCAGCCCGAGGACGTTTTCGATATAGAGCTCGTCGGGGGTCGATTCCGGGATGATAGCGAGGTGGTCACGGTAAATTTCCAGCCGCATAACTATCCCCTTCGCCGGCCCGGTCATTCACGCTGCCGCCCCTTCCTCGCGATCCGCGATCCACGCCTCAACATCTGAGCGCCGGTAACGGATCGAGCAGTGCGACATCCTGATAAAGCGCGGCCCCCGACGCTTGACCCGCCACGCTTTCAGCGCGAAAACCGTGACTCCCAGCATCTCCGCCACGGCTTCCGGTTTCAGCAAATTCGGGTCTTGCCTCATCCGCGCCTTTCGACGATGGTATTTGACCGTAGCCGCCATTGTTCGTACACGTAAACGTGTACCGCTTTTTGTGTACGACAGTCAAGCGGTCTCGGGGGTGAAGGGTGAAAAAATATTTTCGATGCCGCCGAAGGTTGACACAAAGTCATCCGACTTCGACCGCCGGTTTATTCAGCGCCTCAAACCGCTCGCGGCGCTGCGGCAGAAAGAGATTGCCGCGAAGATGGGCTATGACCAGCAGGCGATTTCGCGATGGGTCAATGGCGCCGCTATTAAGGCAGAGGATCTGTTCCCATTGGCCGCAGCTCTCGAGGTGGACCTCGTCTGGCTGCTGACGGGCAAGGATTCTCATATGCCGGGAGGGGACATCAACATGAGCTGGCTGGAGGCGTCGATCGATTTGGTCGAGGCCGCGCTCGCCGACCGGGAAGGTGTCCCTTCGAACGTCAAAGCAGCCTGGATTCGTCGCGCCTACGAATTGTTCCTGGAAGGGCGTGGTCAGATTGAGCCGCGGCAGCGGACAAAATTGCTTGCGCTAATTAAGAAGACTTGACTAATAGTGGTGCTAGTCTCGTTACGACAGGTCTTTGGGGGATATGGCTGATGAGATCGAGCGCAAGATGCGCGCTTTGACTGAAGAGATTCGCAATTCGACGAAACCAAAGCCCTCGCCCACCTCACCGGCGCAGACCGCCAGCGGCAATGGGAACGTGCTAAATACGGGGACAATAGTCGTCACTACGCCACAGCCCGTTCGTCACGTTACGACCGTTCGAGCAGCGCCGCGACGTTTCAAGCCGATCCTTCTCGACGCGATCCGCGCCCGTGCGGTCGAGCTTGCGATGACCGAGCAGAATCTGCTCGAGGAGGCGCAGCACGCGCTTCGGCGTCCGGTGATGCGGCTCGAAAGCTTGACCGAGCGTCAGCTCGGCTTAATTTACAGCATCGTGGCGCATCGCAGGCGCCCGGCATTGGAGTAAAGGCTATGTCGTATTGCATCAACTGTGAGAAGGACTTGGGTAAAACCGCCAGCTTCTGCACCAGATGCGGCGCGGCGGCGAATCCGCTGATTGAAGAGATCCCGGCAAAGCTGGCCGCCGTGCTCAAGCAAAATCTTCAGCCCGGCGAGAGGGTCGAAGTGCAGCTTAAGGGGCAGTTCAAGGAGGCCCTCGTATGCACCGATCGCCGCGTGATGATCCTGAAGGCCGGCTTCATGACCGGTGCGATGTTCGGATCGAACGTATTTCAATTGCCCTATCGCAATATCAGCGGCGTCGATGTGAAAAAGCATCTGCTGACCGGCTATTTCGAGGTATCGGCCGGCGGGATGCAGAATACGACCAAGAGCTATTGGGCGAATGATGCTCGCAGCGCCGAAAAATCGCCGAATTGCGTTTCATTGGTCGGCGCCGATCGCGCGGCGTTGTTCCGCCAGGCCTGCAGTTTCATCATGGAGCGCGTGGGCCAGGCACAATCGATATCGCCGGCGGGAAATGCGGACCTCGCAACGCTCGACCGCTTGGCCGCATTGCGCGACCGCGGCGCGCTCACCGACGACGAGTTCGAGGCTAAGAAAGCCGAAATTCTCGCGCGCCTGTAAAGCTCTCTAACAGGTGACAAATGTCACCCCGTGACGAACCCCCGACGCCGACGTCAAAATCGTCGGCGAAGTGAGTTTCGTCAGCGCAGCCTATTGCTCAGTCCTCAACGCGGGCGCCGCGCCGGAGTGGATCGAAGTCATCCCGGCGGGCACGTTCGCCACGCGCGACGGGCGCGGACCCTATCGCAACACCAATCCTGATGCCGTGATCGCGGCGACCGCCGCGCTCGACATGAGCGCCGGCCTGCCGATCGATTATGACCACGCGACTGACCTCGCGGCGCCGGAGGGCCGGCCCGCTCCTGCTGCAGGATGGATCAAGCAGCTCGAAGTTCGCGGCGGTGCGATTTGGGCGCGCGTCGAATGGACCGAGAAGGGCGCGCAGGCGGTCGGCGCCGGGGAATGGCGCTACGTCTCGCCGGTTTTCAGCTACGACCCGGAGACGATGGAGGTCGCGCAGCTCCAGCGCGCGGCGTTGACGAACAATCCGAATCTGTACATGACCGCGATTGCCTCGCGACAGGAGAATCTCGCAGTGACGCACGATGAGTTCCGTTCGAAAATGGCCAAAATGTGCCACCTGAGCGCCGACGCCTCGCACGAGGAAATCTGCGCGGCCGTCGAAAAGCTGTTCAAGTCGCGCGACGACGCCGCCGACGGCGATGCTGCGATGAGCCGGCTGATCGCATCAGGCAGGGTCGTCAGCCAGGAGACGCATGCGGCGCTGGTCGGCGAGGTCAACACGCTCAAGGCTGAACGCGCACGCGAAAAAGCGGAGGCGCTCGTCAAGCACGCGATCGAGGTTGATCACAAGCTTGACCCCTCGCAGCGCGAATGGGCGGTCGGCTATGCGGTGAGCGATCCGACCGGCTTCGAGACGTTCTTGTCGAAGCAAAAACCGATCGTGCTCAACACGGCGATCATCAACGGCGGTAAACCGCCGGCGCAGGAGACCAACGTGGTTGCACTGAATGCGGTCGAGCAGAAGGTCGCGTCGCTGCTCAAGCTCTCCGACGAGGAGTACGCGGCGCAGCGCGCGGCGGACCTCGCGACGATCGAGAACAACAAGTACGCCAAACCGACGTTCCACCTCGGCATCATGGGCGCGACCAACAAGCTCTTCGAGACCCAGACGCGGAGCGCCAGCTAAGTCGCGGTCGGCGACGCAGGAAGGTGAAGCATGGCAGCACTGACAGCAGCGCGAAATATCAGCGAGATGTCGGGGGACGGCCGCGACGTCGTCTACGGCGTCGAAGCCAACACGACGATTTACACCGGCGGGATGGTGGGCCTCGACGCGTCGGGCTATGCGGTCCCGATGTCGGCGGTCGCGGGACTGAAATGCGTCGGCGTCTCGATGGGGATGCAGTACCCGGCGTACTACGGTCAGAACGCAGTGAATGGCGCGGTCGCCGGCGCAGTCTCGGTAATCGCGCGGCGCGGCGTGTTCCCGATGAACACCGGGAGCGGCAATGACCAGGTGGTGCAGAGCCAGGTCGGCGGGATTGCATATGCGCTCGACGACAATACGGTGTCGGGTTATGACGGCACGTTGACCCAGGTCACCGCCGCCGCGTTGACAACGCCGGCGTCCGGCTCGCCCCAGGTGATGCCGCTCGGGCACAACTGGATACAGCGCGGATCGCTGTCAATCACGAACTCGGCTGGATCGACCACCTATGTCGAGGGCACTGACTATTCAGTGAACTACGACGCCGGCCTGATCGCGTTCCTGGCCGGCGGCGCGATCGCGGGCGGAGCGGTATCAATCAAAGCGACCTACAAGTGGTCAACCGGTACGCGCAGCGCCTGCGGCCGTATCGTTTTAATCGACCCGGCGACCGGGCTGATTTGGGTGGATAGCCGCATCTTGTCGGCGGCCGCTCTCTAAAATCGGAGCGAGCAAGGGAATAGAAATGGAAATCACGGCGGCAAATTTGTCGATCTTCTTCACCGGTGCGAACCTGGTGTTTCAGCGAGCGTTCGTCGGGGCGAAACCAACATGGGACAAGATCGCGATGACGACAAAATCGTCAACCGCGGTCGAGGCGTATCCCTGGATGAAGCAGACTCCGCAGATCCGAGAATGGATCGGCGAGCGGAATCTGCAGGCGCTCGAAACCACGTCGTTCACAGTGCTGAATCGCGACTGGGAATCGACGATCCAGATTGACCGCAAGGCGCTCGAAGACGATACCTACGGCCTATACGAGCCGATGCTGGCATTGCTCGGCCGCTCCGTGGCGTTCCATCCCGACGTGATGATTTATGGAATGCTCAAGTCGGCGGTCGCGAATATCGACAGCCCGAGCAGCTCGTCGACGTTTTTCAACATCAACTTCCCGGCGCCGGTCTGCTATGACGGCGTGACCCTGCTGAGCGCCAATGGTCATCCGGTGGGCCCGCAGGGCAATACCACGTTGGTCGCCAACTGCAACAACGGCGGCTCGGGTCCGTTCTGGTTTTTGATTGATGCGAGCCGGCCAGTGCGGCCGGTGATGTTCCAGATCCGCAAGCCGTTCGAGGCGGTGCATATGTCGATGCCGACTGACGAGTACGTATTCAACAATCGGCAGTATCGCTTCGGCGTGGACGGCCGCGATGCCGCCGCGCCTGGCTTCTGGCAGTTTATCTATGCGTCGAATCAGGATCTGAACAATCCCTCGAATTACGAGGCGGCGCGGTCGGCGATGCGCGCGATAAAAGGCGACGACGGCCTCCCGATGTTTGTCTGGGACGACTCGGCGGAAGAGCGCTACCTGGTCGTTCCGACGACGCTGGAAGGTCCCGCGCGGCGGCTGTTGCATAACGAGTTCGGCCCCGGCGGCGGTGACTTCGACGCCTCCACGCCGAGCACGAATATCTGGAAAAACGACGCAAAGCTGATCGTCACTCCGCTGCTGAACTAACTCGAAGACGCGGAGCGGAAACAATGTCCGATCAGGTCAAAATCCAGTACAACGGCGACGGCACTTACTATTGCGTGCCGCAGGTTGTAAGGGAATGCGGGATGTGGCTGAGCGTCGCCAAGCGCGACCTGCCTGTAGCGCGCGCGCTGCGCCGTCCCGCTGCGCATGGCGCAGTGGTCATGCGCGGTCGCGATTACTATCGCGAGTTCACGCGACTCGCATTCGCGAATGGGCGCGTCGAGGTCGTCGATGCCGACCATGAGCTGGTCGCCGACTGGCGCGACGCTGCCTGGTGGACGCCCGGTCTGCAGGAGAGCTGGCAGGAGCTCGAAGCAAGGCCATCTGCGGCCGCCGCGCAGCGGGCGAAGCGAGTGACTAAAGACTAGTCTATCGCGAACGATGAGCCAGTACGCACAGGTCAGTGATATCGAGGCGCGCTATCCGGCGAGCGTGCTGCAGGATCTGACCGATCCGAATAATCAGGCGATTCAGACCGCGCCGATCACGCAGGCGCTGATGGACGCGTCGGCGGAAATCGATAGCTACCTGGAGGCGCGTTTTCAACTGCCGCTCACCGATCCGCCGCAGATACTTGTTCAACTCTGCTGTCACATGGCGATGTATCATCTGCAGGCGGCGTTGCCGGCGCTGCATGACATCGGCGACGCGCGCAAACGCTATGAGGATGCCATCAGCTTTTTGATCAAGGTCAACAAAGGCGAATTGACGCTGGGCATCTCGAGCGATTTGAACGCCGAGCCGCCGGACCCGAATCCGCTGGTGCTTGTGCAGGCCGGGGGCGAACCGCAGGATCCCTGCGTTCCGCAGCGGGTATTCAGCCGTTCGACGCTGAAAGATTTCTGATGAGCGCGATCGCAGTCGAAATAGTCACTGGCCGCGAGCTCGGCCAGCGGTTCGCCCAGGCTGGCAACCAGGTGCGCTCGCTGATGGCCGAGGCTGTCCACTGGGCGCAGCTCGAGGCGATAAGCGCGATTCGGCGGAATCTCAAAGCTACCCACAAGATGCGCTCCGGCGATCTCGCGCGGTCAATCGCCGCCGAGGAGATCGTCGAAAGCGGGACTGAGATTTCAGGGCGCGTCGGTTCGAATCTCGAATATGCAGAGATTCAGGAGCGCGGCGGCACGATCCGCGCCAAGAACGTCAAGAATCTGACGATACCGCTCGACGCGATGCTGACCGGGCGCGGGATTGCGCGCGGCACGGCGCGGAACGTGATCGATGATCCGGGCAGCTTTGGCTATGAGCGCACCTTTTTTCGCAATGGGATTCTGTTTGGATCGAGCGACGGCGAAGTGACGCCGCTGTTCCTGCTCAAGCCGTCTGTGACGCTGCCTGCGCGCCCATACGCGGCGCCGGCCGCCGAGGAAATCCGTCCGCAAATGATCGATAAAGTGCAGCGCAGCCTCGCTGCCCTGATGGGAGCCCAATCCTGATGCCGTCGCCGGGTCAAGAGGGCGTACCGTTTCTCGACGATATCACGCAGTATCCCGCCGGGACGCAGTATGCGCCGACGATCGCGACCGATCCATGGACCGTCCAGGCATCGATTATCCAGCGATTGCAATATAGTCAGTCGCAGGGGAACCAGGGCCTCGCGAAGGTGGGCATCGCCGCGTATGCGGACAGGCCCGAGACGTGGGTATCGATTCCCGCCGCGGGGCAGGTGCTGGTCGGTTTTGCCGGATCGGACTATTCAGAGCCGGAGGATATTGGGCAGATCGTCCATCGGCGCACGATGGATTTCAGTGTCGGGATTATCTCGCGCGTGATGGGCTATGCGACTGCGACCGGAATCGGCGCGGGCGCGATTCTCGAAGGCGTACGCACGGCGCTCATGGGCTGGCAGCCGCTGGGATGCTCGAGGCTGTGGGTGCATCAGCGCGACGACTTCAAAGGCCGCGACCCCAAAGGCACATTTTATATCTATGAAATTATCTTCCGCTGCTGGACTGAGGTGGTCGAAAGCGACGACCCGTACACCCTGGTTAATTTCCAGACCGGCATTATCAACGCGACTGTCAACGGCGAGAACGGCACGGAGACTGAGTCGGTGAATACCGAAAGCGGCCCGCTGTGAAGGCGTGAACGGAGCGTAAGCGCAAATGTCATTGTTTCATGGCGTAAAAGTTGTCGAAGTCAATTCCGGGCCCGTGCCGATTCTCAGCGTGCCGATGGGCGTCATTGGTCTCGTCGGATCGGCGCCGAGCTGGGCGGTGCAGGCGCCCGCCGTCGCGCCGGCCATCAATACGCCGACGCTGGTGAACAACAACTCCGCGTCCGGGGCTGCGTCATCGTCGGCGAACTTCGGGCCGTTGATCCAGGGCTACACCATCCCATACGCGCTCGCGGCGATTCAGCAGGCGGGGATCGCCAGCGAGATTATCGTCGTCAACGTGATGGATCCGACGGTATGCTACACCACCGTCACGAACGCGGCGTTGTCGATGCCGGCGTCGGGGCCGCAGGTGATCAACCTCGGCCACATGGGAATTTCGTCGACCGCCACGCCCGGCAAGCCGGTCGTGAAAAACTCGGGCGGCTCGACCACCTATGTCGAGAATACCGACTACACGGTCGATTACTATAACGGTCTGATTATCGCGAAGTCGGGCGGATCGATTACGGTCGGCGAGGCACTTTCGATTACCTATTCGTACAACGACCCATCGAAGGTCACTTCGACGATGATCATCGGCGGCGTCAGCGGCGGCGTGTACACCGGGATCTCCGCGTTGCAGACCACGATGCAATCGATGGGCATGTACCCGCGCATTCTGATTGCGCCCGGCTTTTCGCAGACGGCGACCGTGCAGGCGGCGCTCACGTCGATGGCGGCGACGCTGCAGGGGGTGTGCATTATCGACTCCGCGCCGCAGACGGCGGTCGCGACCGCGATCGCGAATCGCGGCACGAGCGGGCAGGCGTTCGACGCGAGTGACCATCGGACGATTCTCGCGTTCCCGCAACAGTACATCACCGACAACGGCCTCGTGCCGACGGGCGTCACGCTCAATAGCGCCGGTAGTCCGGTGACCGCCGTGGCGGGCACGACCAGCGAAAGTCCTTATTCGCAATGGCTCGCGGGCGTGATGGCGTCGAATGACTGGTCGATCGGGCCGTGGCGGTCGCCGTCGAACACGGTCATCAACGGCGTGCTCGGCGACGATATCGTGAAATACGAGAATCCCAACTCCGGCACCGACGATTGCACGAATCTGAACAGTGCCGGGATCGTCACCACCTATGGCGGGTTTGGCCTGGGGCGGCGGGTCTGGGGCAACAGATCGTCGGTATATCCGTCCGAGACTCTGCCCGAGAACTTCATTCCGATCCGGCGGACGGCTGACTATATCGAAATCTCAGTCATCCAGACCATGCTGCAATTTCAGGATCAGCCGCTGACGCCCGCGCTGGTCGATACGATTATCGACTCGATCAACGCGTTTCTCGCGTCGATAACGAGTCAGGGCGGTCTGATCGCCGGCGCGCTCTGTTCGTACAACCCGACTGAGAACTCGCCGACGCAGTTGGCCAACGGACAGTTGACGCTCGATATCGTGATTATGCCGCCGCCGCCGATGGAGTCGCTGACGTTCAACGTCAATATCAACACGAATCTGCTGAGCAACTTTGCGGTGACGGCGCAGTCGGCGTCGAGTGTGCAGGCGTAAAAAGCCTTGCGGCACAGAGGTTAGGCGATGGCGAATTTGATCAACCGGATTACCAACGCGAATATCTACGTCAACGGCGTGAACTTTCTGGGTCGCGCCGAAGAGGTGGAGCTGCCGCAGCCGAAGCTCAAAATGGCGGAGCACAAAGCCCTTGGCCTTTTCGCGGAGATCGAATTGCCGACCGTGCTGCAAAAGATGACCGCGAAAATCAAGTGGGCGTCGCTCTATCCGGAAGTGCTGGCCGTCGCGTTTCTGCCGTTCACGCCGTCGCAGGTGATGGTCCGCGCGAACATGCTGCAGTTCAACTCCGCCGGTCTGCAGGCGCAAGTGCCGGTCGTTGCGATGATGACCGCGCTGTTCGACGAGATGCCCGGTTTCAAGGTCATCAAAGGCGAGAACTCTGAATCGCCGAGCTCACTGACGGTCTGGCGATATACACTGACTATCGCGGGCGTGCAGCAATTGATGATCGATGCGTTTGCGAATGTGTATCAGGTGCAGGGCGTCGATCAGCTCGCGCAGTACCGCGCCAATCAGGGCGGCTAAGAATAGACACCAAACGAGGCAACGGGTGATGATCCGACGGGCTGCCGCGGTGGCCCGTCGGGGAACCCAAACCCAGGGGGAAGCGGATGACGGAACCTATCGAAATCAGGCTGAGCGACGGCCGGATCGCGACCGTCCGGCGGCCGAAGGGACGCGACCTGCGCAACGCGCAGCGGCTGGCCGGCAAGGACGCGACGCCGTACGAGACGTCGCTCGCGATGCTCGCGCAGGTTGCCACGATCGACGGCGCGCCGATTGTGATGGAAGACCTCGACGATTTCTACGCGGACGATATCAACCTGATGGCTGAGGCGGCCGGCAGTTTTTTGCCGTCCCGCTCCGCGCCTTCGCCCTCCTGATTGAGTGGGGTTTTCGGCTGACGGAGCTCGACGAGATGGAGCCGCAGGAACTGATCGATTGGCTGGAGGAGATCGGCGAAATCCATCGGCTGAGAAAGGAAGCGAGCGAAGACTGAATGAGACTGTTTGTAGGTAATCTGCCGTTCGATGTCACCGAGCGCGAATTGCGCGACCTGGTGATCGTGCATGCCGGCATCGAGAAAATCGAAATCGTCAAGGACCGGGCGACCGGCGCGAGCAAGGGTTTTGCTTTTGTCGAATTAATCTCTTCGTCCGACGCGCCCGGCGTAATTGACGCGCTGCATCGCGCGACGCTCCACGGACGCAAGCTGCGCGTCGAGGAAGCCAGGCCGCGCGAGTCGCGCAAGTCGAGAGAGCGCTTCTAACGCATGGCCTCCGATCTCACATTCGCCGTCATTTTCAAGGCGATTGATCAGCTCTCCGACACGGTGTCGCGGATGGGCCAGGGCGTCGGCGAGTTCTCGAATCGCATCCAGGAGGCGGGCAGCCGCCTGAGCGAATGGGGCGAGCGGCTGGCGCTCGGCGGGATCTTCATGCGCGAAGGCGCGGAGCAAATGTCCGAGCTCGCTGACAAAATCACCGAACCCGCTCTCGCGATGGAGCGCCAGCTCGCGACCGCCGCCGCGATGTCGGATCTGTCGGCGGCGGCAATCAAGAATCTCAAAGAGCGCGCGATCGAGTTTTCGAATACTCATCCCGGCGTCACGGCTGAGGAGTATGTCGACGGCTTCACGCGGATGAATGAGGTGTTCCAGGACGCCAACAAGGCGCTCGCGGCGGAGGATATCGCCGGCAAGCTGAGTCGGTTTGGCGTCGACGGATCGGCCGCGGTCGATCTGATGAAAGTGGCGTATGCGAATTTGCACGCGCCCGCGTCGCAGACCGGCGACGATCTGCTGCGCACGATTCAGCTTTTCGGGATGGCGCCGGAGTCGGCCGCGCGTTTTACGATGGCGCTCGGGCGGATGGGCGGCCTCGCGCAACAGACCCATACGCAGATGAGCGAGCTGTTTGCCCTGATGGGCGAGGCGTCGCAATTGATGCCCAGCCGCGGCGGGATGATCTTTCAGTCGCTCATTGGCGAACTGGTGCAGGCCTCGGCCGAGGGCAAGAACGCGCTCGATTTCACGCATGGCCTCGCCGGCGGCCTCGAGCAGTTAAATCGTTCGCTCGCGGGGATGGGAACGGCGGAGAAGCTCGCGGCGCTCAAGGACCTCGGCGTCGGTGCGAATGGCGCGGCGCTGCTGCAACTCCTCGATCATCTGAAGGACATCGCGGCGGCGCAATCCAAAATCGGCGATAGCGCGGGTGCACTTGATAAAGCGTATGGCGCTGCGACCAAAAATGACGCTGACCAGGTGGCGCTGCTGCATCAAAACTTAGTCAATCTCTATGATGCGATGTCGGCGCCGGCGCTGCCCTGGTTCAACCAGAGAATCGCGGAAATGACG